ATAAAACCGGGTGATGCAAAAGTAGCCATTTGATTCACAAGGCCATTGACGCATCGCCCGGTTAGTTTTAACCTTGTCCACCGTGATTCACGTTCGTGAACATGTCCTTTCAGGGCCGATATAGCTCAGTTGGTAGAGCAGCGCATTCGTAATGCGAAGGTCGTAGGTTCGACTCCTATTATCGGCACCATTTAAATCAATAAGTTACCTCGCATTTAAGTAAACCACGTTCTCCTCTTGTGCCGTATTTGTGCCATTGCGACTTATAATCGCATCGATTTTGCTTGCGTGCTCGGTGAGATGCCCGGCTGAAAGGTGGGCGTATCTTTGAACCATTTCGAGAGTTTCCCATCCTCCCATCTCTTTAAGTGCAAGAAGAGAGACACCGGACTGAACCAGCCAGCTTGCCCAGGTATGCCTCAGATCATGGAAGCGGAAGTTGCTAATGCCTGCCCGCTTTAACGCTCCCTTCCATGCCTTGTTGCTGTCGGTTCTCATCTTCCTTACCGCTGCTGTTTTTGTTCCGTCGCTTCGGTAGGCAGGTTTGGTGTGGACAAATACCCATCTCTTATGGAGCCCCTGCTGTTTTCTTAATATCTGGCATGCGGTTTCGTTAAGAGGAACTCCGATCGCATTGCCAGCTTTTGTTTCATCAGGGTGCATCCATGCCATTTTCTTATCCAGATCGACCTGTGACCACTCAAGGTCTGTAACGTTGGAACGGCGAAGGCCTGTCGTGATTGCAAACATGACCACAGGGAAGAAGTGAGGAGCAATTTCTGCAAACAGGCGCTTCGATTCCTCCTCTGTAAGCCATCTGATGCGTCCATTCTTAACGCGTGGTGTTGATATTTTGGGTGCCCTGTCAAGCCATCCCCATTCAACAGCCATATTGAGAATGGCGCGAAGTATTGCCAGATGCCTCGTCTTCGTTCCTTTGCTTGCAAGCTTTGGTTTATACTCCGGCACCGGATTGCCAAGTCGCAAACACCTGTCCCGGCTCATCTCCCAGTTCAGGCGATGGCGGCGGTTTTCCATCCCGTCTACCGCCTCCATTATTTTTCTGTTGTTATGTCAGAGAGAATGGCTTCTCTGAAGTGCAACATCCAGAACGATATAATGCTCTTGTCATCATCAATGGACTTCTTATCCGATTTCTCACGCAGCCACCGTATGCAGGCTTCCTTGAATAGCTTTTTCGGTGATTCCCCGAGATTTTTTACTCTCCACGCTTCTGCTTTCAGACGATCGTGAAGTTCTTGCGCTTGCCTTTTGTCCGATGTTTCAAGAGAGCGTCTAACTCTTGATCCATCTGGCGCGACGAAATCGCAGTGCCACGTGCCACCGCGTAGTTTGATTGACATGCTTTAACCTCCTGCACATCAACCGCATTCACCGCGCTATTGTGTCTCACAGACTTAAGCGCCGCAATGCAGTCTGACTTGCAAATGCGATATGGGCTTTTAGGTTTATCTGGATTTATCTTTGCGGCCTGAAGTCGTCCACTTCGTATCCACTGCGTGATAGTGCCTTTGTCTACCTTCAGATACGACGCTGCCTCTTCACGAGTGAAGATTTCTTCTTCCACCTGGAATCTCCATTTATTGGATTGGTATTATTGCGGTAGGTCTGGATATCATTGAGCAATGAACAGGCCTCATCGAGTGTGAGGCGTTAGTCCTTGCGTAGCTCGCTGATTCTTCTGTAAGTCTCTGGTGCTTTGTTCCCGTACGTCTTCATTTCAGACTTCAACAGAGCAACGAGTGAATCCCATTCGTTGAGGATTCCTTTGAATGCCGGAACGCGCTTTGCAACCTTGTCGAATGAATCTCTGATTTCTGGAATCTGCTCAACAAGTGCAACGCATCGCCGGAAATCGGCTGCGTCATGTGGAGCACCGAAGCTATGACCATAGATATTCTTTTTCAGTCCACATGCGATTGAGGCAAGAGTTGCGCTACTGATGCCGACATCGTCAGTCGATTGCCATTTCAAAACCTTCATAGCCAAATCTGACATTTCTTGTCTCCAATAAAAACCGCCATCAGGCGGCTTGGTGTTCTTTCAATTCTTCAATTCGAATATTGGTTACATTGTTTTCATATATGAATAAATAAATTAGCTTTTTTCGTTGCCTTCGCGTTCTTTATTAATTTTGACAAACTCGTTTTTACCACGCTCTCCAAATGCGTCTTTAGAGTCGTTGTATCCGCAATCGCAGCACACATAATCACCAGACCATCCACGCATTGTTTTTCTTTTGCAATATTTCCAGAACCGCATTTTGGACAAGACATATCACTACCTCCAAAGCATGAGTGAGATGACAACGTAACATTGATTGGAGATTAACAATAGATTGCTGATGTAAAAGATATGTATAAGCTTCGCTTTCAAAGTGGAGGCTCTGGTAGCGGCATCCAGTGGGTTACATTGCTAATCAGACCATATTCATTAGTTTGAGGATGGTTGCCGTTATCGTCTCCGTATTTAAGACTCTCCATAAAACCATAATGCTTATTCCCATTAACGCTCACAAAGCCGTAATAAGCTGGTATAACGCCGATCTCACACGTAATCAGCAAAGGAAAACTAGTTCTCCAATTTAGCTCGCCGATTACAGGCATTCTCTCACTACAGCTTATCCAACCATCCGGAGTTACCGGAACTTGCGGAATGGCTGTCTGCTCTCGAACGTCATTAGGCGCGATAGGTTCTGCTGCCAACTGACTGGCATATTTGTTAATGGTAACGATAAGCTCTTGCTCAGCCTCATCCAGACAATCACCGATACCTCGCCTGTCACCGTCAAAATCATCGAAATCGGCACGAATCTTGGCAACCTTCTGGATTGCGGACAACACCTCACTAGGAATTACCGGATAGTTGGTTGACGTTTCCGCGATTTCACGAAAATTATTGGTTGACGAATTCTTGTTTTCCCGAAAGTTTCCGGACTGAAGCATGGCTGCGCGATAGGCGTTCCAGCCGACAGCTTTTCCGTGTTCAAACGCGCTGTCAAAGTCATCATCCATTTCCATCGCATCAGGCACAGATACCGTCTCTGGAGGGGCGGCGTAAAGCGGAGTTACGGTAATTTCGTACTCGTTTATATCCTCGTCGCTGATATTTGCGAAATAGCGAAGGATGCCTTTCTCTCCACGACTACGAGCGTCAGAGTCCTGAATGATATACGCCACAGGCTCTGCTTCCAGCGATGCCAGCGCAATTCGTGCCAGTTCCATTTGTTCGCCACGAGTAAGCCCGTTTTCAAGCGGATTTTTAATGAACAATTCAATACGTTCTTTGGTAATAGTGGTCATAGCTATTTCACCTTAATCTCAATATTTCGCAGCTTTAGCTCTACTGGCAGGTCTGACTTTCCTGTTAACGCTAATGCGAGATTTTCTGGAGTAATGAGAGCAGTTATTGTTTTCCCCATCGCCAGACGAATAATCAGTCGTATCTCGCGATCGTCACATGCTCCTGGTCGAACAATTGATATTTGTCCGTCCATCTCACTCTCCTTTGATGCGAATGCCAGCGGCGCGGATTGCAGCGATGACCTCAGAAACTTTGTATGCCATTACCGTTTGGTAATCATCGTGAAAATCTGTTCGATGAAGCATGCTGCTACGTTCCGGGAGCAGTATTCCCCGCTCCCCCAGTTCTGCTATGCGATTCTCTGCGGATTCCAGCGCCGCAACCAATTCGTCTACAGTTCCGGCAGCTTGCAGTGCGTAATCGGTAATAGCCATCTCATGATCAATTTCAGTACCGTTCTCATTCGTTGAGGTGATAGCAAAATAATCAGAGTCGATTTCGTTATCAGCTAAGTGGCGTAGCGTATCGGCAACAAGCCGGCCGTTTTCGATTAGCAGCTTCCCTACCGTTAGCGCAATATCCTCGTTCTCCTGGTCGCGGGATTTGATGTATTGCTGATTCCTTACCCGTTCATCCAGTAGTGCCAGCACGGTTTCTGGTCCGGCCAGAAATTTGAAGGCGTTGAGCGCATCAATATCCACACCGTAATCTTTAAGTTCCTGTTCACTTAACAAATCATCAGCTGGCAACATTAACAGGCGTTCCATTGCTGGAATTGCACGTTCCGCCGCCTCACGCAGTGCCTGATAGTTAATTTCGCTCACTGGCCGCCTCCTTTGCGAAGCTGGGCGGCGAACTCGTTAGCCATCGCTGAATATGGGTGCTCATGACCGCCAACAACCTTCATGCTGGCAGCAAACATCTCCACGCCCTGCGCCCGCACTTCATCCAGGAAAGTGTCGGTGGCTGGGGTTTCTGGAATGGCGTCTGGAATAACCTCTGAGTAGACGCGATCCATTGCCGACTCCCATCCGTAGTAACAAGCCGAATAGCCGTCGCGCTGGTAGCCGTGGTCTTCAACTCCACATCCCATGCCCTGGTCATGGTATTCAGGCTGATTGTCGGGATTAATGCAGTATTCAATGACCGACTTCATCCCCGCATTCTCCGCCGCCAGCGCCGAAAACTTCTCGTGTGCCAACTTAACAGCCGCATCAGCCTGCTTAATTGACTCAATCGCTTTCTGGTGGTCTTCGTACAGAGCCGAAATCTTGGCCTCCGCTTCAGCAAATTTACGCACCAGATATTCAGCGTTTGTTTCGTTAACCTTTAAATCACATGGGATGCATTTACCTTTCAGAAAACCATCCATCTCAATTAGTGACATTTGTTTCATTTCTTCCCACTCCGCCACATAGCATTCAGATATTTGTTGTCATTAACAGAACCGAAACTCTTTCTCTTAAGTAATTCCTCTCTCGATGGCATTGGCTTTACGCGTTGGCGAATAATCATTTCTGCCGGAAGAATGCCGGGATTGTATGCAAGTCCTCTCATGGTAAATTCCTCAGTCATTACTGATAGCGCCATAGCGTGAGCGGTAATTACGCAGGCGCGGGTCAATTTCAGGGAAGTGGGTATATGTGGCTTTGCGGAATGGTCGGATTGATGTCTGGTAAATTCGCTCGAGTTCTTCTTTCTCTGCAAGCCATATACAGTGGCGAAATTCCTTTTCCTCTTTCGTTTCCTGCGGTAGCGACATTATCCGATCGTAGTTTTTTCTGAATTTATCCAGCACCTCCGATACGGAATTGCCGGAACAGCGGCGTGGGTCATCCGCACCATACAGAGGCGCTGGCATAATGGAATCCTTATGTTGCTACTTTAGAAGGGAATTGAATCGTCGTATTCAGGATGATTTTGATGATTGCTACTTTGCTGCTGTTGGCTGTTTCCTGAAGTTGCAAATCCAATCTTTGCATTCAGTAATTCAAGAGTGATTGATTGTCCATTTTGCCCCTGATAAACATCAACCCTGATGTTTTCTCCGGTAATTTCCACAATGCCACCTTCAACAAGAACACTACGGTAGTAATCCGCTTGCGCTCGGCTTGGCAAATACAACGGCGCTGTAGTTTGTCCATTCTTTCTTTTTTGTCTGGCGATCGTAATACTGAACGCCAGCACGGATGTTGAATCCGATATTTTCCCCGGCCTGAAACTCTCTTGCGGGCTTGTTTAGTCTTACAGTAATCGAATGTGCCATTAAGCAGCCGCTCCTTCTAATTCGTCTCGTCTGATGTTGTAAATGTCCTGCGCTTTGTGCTGCTCCGGTGTGCCTTCGAGCATCTTCCACGCTTTGGCGAACGCCTGTTTAAGCTCTTCCACGGTGTTTTTCTGCAATGCTGCGTCAGTGAATGCTTTTAGAACCTGTTCAGGTGTAGGTGATGGTTTTGATTGCTTTGCTGCTGCGTTCTGCTGATGTTTATGCTCGTCGGTATCTGCATCTTTCGCATCATCAATGCCGAACAAACCATTGAGGCAATACTTGCGTGCATAAGAGCTTGTGGCTCCCGTAACTTGTGCAGAATCCATTCCTTTCTTGCTTTCTTCCTCTCGTGCAAGAGCGGTTGCCGTATGACTGTTTTCGCCATCGGTAATAGTTGCCGTGGCTTTCACGTAATACCGATCACCAATCAACACAACTTCATCGCTGATTGATAAAAACAGACCATTCAGTAACGGCTTAACGCCTTCAAGAATGTCTTCGCAGCTTCTGTATTTATATTTACCGAATGAGTTGTACTGGTTCTTTGGCGCGTTCAAGTTCTCCTGAATAGCTGCCAGTCTTGCGTAAAATTCTTTGCTCATATGTTTGTTCTCAGAATGGGCATGGCCCAAGGAAATAACGCTGATTTAATACTTCGACTCGGGACAAATTAAGGCATACCCGCATTCCTTCGCGGTCGCCATTATGGCGATACCAGAGAGCTTTCTGCGTGTACATGCGTCTCTGTAACTTGCTCTCCTTCACTGTGGTTGCAAGTGACATGAATATCTCCTTCGTTACCGATTAATTCTTTCATCTGACGAATGAATTCTTCGTCTGACCAGTTATCTGTAAAACTCATTTCCTGCGATACCACGGAATATTGATAGCTGATTTCATCGCTTTATTTGCTTCAAGCCACATTTTTGAATCACCAATAAATCTGGCTATTACTGCTTTGTTTTGTGCTGCACGAAGCATCTGGTGATTGATGGCTATTTCATTGCGCATAACGCCTCCAGTTGTTTCTTTGCTGCACTGATTAATTGTTTAACTCGGCGTGATAATTCAGATTCGTGCGGGTAGAAAGCGGACATGACGCCGCTACCCGCGAGCTGAAAGTGCATCATGGATAACTCCTTCTGTTTGATTGCATAACGAAAACGCCTCGAGTGAAGCGTTATTGGTATGCATATAAAAAAGCCCTCATACTGGAGGGCAAAGAAGATTTCAAATAATCAGAACAAGTCGGCTCCTGTTTAGTTACGAGCGACATTGCTCCGTGTATTCACTCGTTGGAATGAATACACAGTGCTTACTCGTACTAATAAAATACCCAATTTTCTGTTTCTTGGTTGTGCCCAAAGTTATATTCAATATCTGGTGTTGATGTATCAATATTCTTCATCCCATCAACAAGAGTTGATACAACAGCCAAATCCTGTTTGATTCTCATTAAATGGTATTTCTTCCGGCGCAATAAACTTTCAATGGCAAGTTTCTTCGTTGGGAATGCAAAAGATCTTTCTGCATTTTTTGCTACTTTCTTAATTGCATATCTATTTCTCTTTTGTTTCCATTCCTGTAACCACTGATTTGGTGCTGGTTTAAAATTAACAATCCAATGCGCAGGAACCAACCATGCATAATGCTCTGTCTGATGAAAAGCTATATATTGAAGTGCGAATATTTTGATTCCATCTTCTTCAACTGTCGCCTGGAATCTCCAGAAAACAGGCATTCCATCATGTTCAGTTTCTGATTCAGGAAAAGGTACGCTCCATGATTTTGTCATATCTCACCTCAAATAAGTGGCTTGCTGCCTAATTTCATTTTCTGGCGACCAACACAAGTCACACCCATTTCACTGCGTGGCTTGCTGTACCATGTGCGCTGATTCTTGCGCTCAATACGTTGCAGGTTGCTTTCAATCTGTTCGTGGTATTCAGCCAGCACCGTAAGGTCTATCGGATTCAGTGCGCTTTCTACTCGTGATTTCGGTTTGCGATTCAGCGAGAGAATAGGGCGGTTAACTGGTTTTGCGCTTACCCCAACCAACAGGGGATTTGCTGCTTTCCATTGAGCCTGTTTCTCTGCGCGACGTTCGCGGCGGCGTGTTTGTGCATCCATCTTGATTCTCCTGTCAGTTAGCTTTGGTGGTGTGGTAGGTGGGAGACCCATTTCGACCTGCTTCGGCCGACTTCAATTCGGCAATAGTTCCGCAGGCCTCGCCGCTTTACGTGCGACATATTCCCATCCATGAACCCTTCACCACACCCCAAAGCCTTCTGCTTTGAATGCTGCCCTTCTTCAGGGCTTAATTTTTAAGAGCCTCACCTTCATGGTGGTCAGTGCGTCCTGCTGATGGCTTAAAATTACAAGAAAGATTGTATGTTGTAAACAAGAAATATTGTAAAAAGGGGCGTAAAAACAAACTCCATTGTTTTTAAATGAAAAATAGTTTGTTTTTGGTTATCGAGATTGAGGTGGGGATTACTGGTTGCAGGTTCCGACTACATCACCAACAAATGATTTGGTTGATGTAAGTTGTTGCATACCTGGGATATTCATTACTTTGGAGTAAAGAGCTTTTTTGTCTGTAGTGATTGATCAAGTTTCAACGGTTATTCCTCCTCCAGACTGGTATTCTCCTACCATAGTGTTCGATGACAAAGCAGTGTATTTCATCTCTGGATAGACGCCAGAAACTGATTCATAAACTGATGATTTATCGCCATTTATTGTTACGTGGAAAACGGAATCTTCCGTGCTGTCTTTTGTAAACTCGTAACGATCGCCATTCATTGACCCGTACCCGTGCAGGTTTGTGACAATCCAGCATTCAGAATTGGCGCTGGTAGTTAAGAGTATTGAGAGTAGCGCCGCAATCCTGATCATACGAATTTTACCCTCGCTTCCACGACAACACCGATAATCTTGCAGTTCCCGTTGATAGGAGTCATAGGCCATGAAGGGTTCAGGCCTTTCAGGTACTTCTGCCCGCCATCTATAACCAGTTTCTTGAATGTTGCTTCGTTCGCGTCAGTCAGTTTGGCTACAACAAGGCTTCCATTCACTGGCTCGCGTCCAGTATCTACTAACACCATATGACCTTCAGGGATGCTTTGACCTACAGGTGAGGTCATGGAATCACCTTCAACCTTCAGCCAGAATCCATCGCCTAATAAGTTAACGTCACTGTCATACCATTCATCAATGTCCTTGATATCGTAGGGTTCACAAGCTTCACACCACGAACCAGCTCTAACCATGCTAATCAATGGATATTTCCCTTTGGGCTCAACATGCCCAACAAATCTAACATTCGAATCAGAGGTGCCATTGAGCAGCCAGTCAACACTTACGCCAAGAGCTGACGCAAGTTCTGGTAAAAAGCGTGGTCGCTTAGTTTTACCGTTTTCGAGCTGCTCTATAGACTGCTGGGTAGTCCCCACCTTTTGAGCAAGTTCAGCCTGGTTAAGTCCAAGCTGAATTCTTTTGCTTTTTACCCTGGAAGAAATACTCATAAGCCACCTCTGTTATTTACCTCCAATCTTCACAAGAAAAACTGTATTTGACAAACAAGATACATTGTATGAAAATACAAGAAAGTTTGTTGATGGAGGCGATATGCAAACTCTTTCTGAACGCCTCAAGAAGAGGCGAATTGCGTTAAAAATGACGCAAACCGAACTGGCAACCAAAGCCGGTGTTAAACAGCAATCAATTCAACTGATTGAAGCTGGAGTAACCAAGCGACCGCGCTTCTTGTTTGAGATTGCTATGGCGCTTAACTGTGATCCGGTTTGGTTACAGTACGGAACTAAACGCGGTAAAGCCGCTTAAGACATTCCCGCTCTTACACATCCCAGCCCTGAAAAAGGGCATTACCAGAAACAAATCTCTATGGTTTTGCGTTTCTTTGCGAAGCCAACTCTATCTAATCATTAAGGAAATTATCTATGGGTACTATTGCAACTAAAAGCAAGAAAGCGGCTCGCATCGAGTCAGCCTTGCTGAACAAACTGGCACTGATGGGGCAGAAGACATTCGCTCGAGCAATGGGGGTTCCTGAATATCAGGTAAGCCGATGGAAGAATGGTTTCTTCTCGCAGGTAAGCATGATGCTTGCTGTTCTGGAATACGGAATCGAAGACGATGAAATGGCTGAATTGACTAAGCGGCTTGCCGATTACCTGACAAAAGAAAAAGCCCCGAAGAACGGCGAATTCTTCGAGGCCTAATGTAGAAAGACTGGATCAATCCACGGGAGTAATTATGACAAAACGTCGTAAGAAATACCAGGAAAAAGAAGAGATTCGACACCCTGATTCACCTGAGGGATTAGTGGTAGCCGCAGCAAATAACAGGGCGTTCGCAGAGCGCCTTGTTGGTGTTTACAGACTAGCCAAAGCAGGAGTGAAACATGGGCGTCGTTAAGTTAGCTGATTACAGGCCTCAACTGGAGGTCGTGGAGCATCGCGTGGCAGAACTCGAAGATGGCTACACTCGGACTGCAAACACACTGTTAGAAGCCGCCATGCTTTCTGGACTTACTCTACATCAGTTACTGATTGTTATGGCTGTGTGGCGCAAGACATACGGTTACAACAAAAAATAGATTGGATCGGAAACGAACAGTTCGCTGAACTCACTGGCATGGCACCAACCAAATGCTCTACCGCCAAAAACGAGCTTATCAGAATGGGAGTTCTCATTCAGGTGGGGCGTCAAGTTGGTATGAATACAAACATTTCCGAGTGGAAAACGAAAGTTAACGGATTCGGTAAAACATTTACCAATTCGGTAAAACAAACCTTCACCAAATCGGTAAAAAGCAATTTACCGAATCAGTCAAACACAAAAGACAATATACAAAAGACAATAAATACAAATACCCCCTTACCCCCTAACGGGGGCGGCGATGGGCAGGTTAAACCTGAACGTCGCAAGGCAGAACGAATCGACTACGAATCCTTCCTGAACGCCTACAACACCGAAGTCGGTGACAGACTGCCACACGCTGTTGCGGTCAACGAGAAACGCAAACGCCGCCTGAAGAAAATCATCCCGCAACTGAAAACGCCAAACGTGGACGGTTTCAGAGCGTATGTCAGGGCGTTTGTGCATCAGGCCAAGCCGTTTTACTTCGGAGACAACGACACGGGCTGGACGGCCGATTTTGATTACCTGCTGAGGGAAGACTCGTTAACGGGGGTACGGGAAGGGAAGTTTGCAGACAGGGGGATTGCATGAAACAGGATATCGAAGCGAGCGTTATCGGTGGCCTGCTGATTGGTGGATTAACACCAACCGCCAGCGACGTTCTGGCAACGCTGGAGCCGGAAGCGTTTTCAATTCCGCTCTACCGGAAAGCCTTCGAGGTTATCCGCAAGCAGGCGCGAAACAGAAACCTAATCGACGCGCTGATGGTTGCCGAGGCGTGCGGAGAGGAGCATTTCACGTCAATCCTGATGACCAGCAAGAACTGCCCGAGTGCCGCAAACCTGAAGGGATATGCTGGAATGGTCGCGGATAACTATCACCGCCGTCTGGTGCTGGAAATCATGGATGAAATGCGTGAACCAATCCAAAGCGGAACCATCGACGCATCGAGTCAGGCGATGGATGAACTTGTAAAGCGTCTTTCAGCCATCAGAAAGCCCCGTGACGAGGTAAAACCTGTACGGTTAGGGGAAATCATCACTGACTACACTGACACGCTTGACAGGCGTCTGAGGAACGGAGAAGAGTCAGATACCCTGAAGACCGGAATCGACGAACTTGACGCCATCACCGGAGGGATGAACGCAGAAGACCTGGTGATTATCGCCGCTCGTCCTGGTATGGGTAAAACCGAACTGGCGCTGAAGATTGCCGAAGGCGTTGCAAGCCGCGTTATTCCTGGTTCTGACGTCCGGCGCGGAGTGTTGATTTTCTCGATGGAAATGAGCGCATTGCAGATTGCAGAGCGGAGCATTGCCAACGCCGGGAGGATGTCGGTTAGCGTGCTGCGAAATCCTGCATCGATGGATGACGAAGGCTGGGCGCGTGTTGCTAACGGCATGAGTCAGCTTGCAGATTTGGATGTATGGGTAGTCGATGCCTCGCGGTTATCGGTCGAAGAAATACGCTCAATCGCAGAACGGCACAAACAGGAAAATCCAAACCTGTCACTCATCATGGCGGATTATCTTGGCCTGATTGAGAAGCCGAAAGCAGACCGCAACGACCTCGCAATTGCTCACATCTCCGGAAGCCTGAAGGCGATGGCGAAAGACCTGAAAACGCCAGTTATCTCCCTGAGTCAGCTTTCGCGCGATGTTGAGAAGCGACCAAACAAACGCCCGACAAACGCAGATTTGCGTGATTCAGGAAGCATTGAACAGGACGCAGACTCAATCATCATGCTCTATCGGGAAGCGGTATATGACGAGAACAGTAGCGCCGCGCCATTTGCTGAAATCATCGTGACGAAAAACCGTTTTGGCTCGCTTGGTACGGTTTACCAGCGGTTCTGTAACGGACACTTTGTTGCATGTGACCAGGATGAAGCCAGACAGATTTGCACAGCATCAAATGCACCTGCTGCGCGTGGCAGACGATATGCACAAGGGGCTGACGTATGACCATCTACATCACTGAGATAATAACAGGCCTGCTGGTAATCGCAGGCCTTTTTATTTGGGGGAGAGGGAAGTGTGGCTGACTGGCAAATTCCAATCATCATTCTTGCCGGAGCTTCGCTGGTTGCTGGCTTTATCCTGCTGAAAAAGCATAAAGACCGTGATCAAAAAGTTGAAGTTCTCTATGGGTATCCAGCGAACAGCACAACATGGCTGACCATTTACCACTACCGAAAATCAGGACGCTGGGTATTCGAATGGGATGATCTGTTCGCTGAAAAGCGACCAAAGTCATGGGGAGACATCAGCGAATGCATGATGTTTGAAGAAAGAAAATCCGGCGCAACCCGAGAAGAGTTTAACGAAGCGTGGGCGCGATTAAGTGAGAGAGGGTATTTGTGAGCAAGTACGAAAAATTAGATCAAAACATTCTTTCAATGCTGAGTGAAAGACCAACACCTGTTTTTGATATCTGGCTTAAATGGCGGAGCAATGGAATGTATATCGAAACCATCGATCGCCGTATGCAATACCTGAGAAAGAAAGGGCTTGTTGCAAATGTGCGTGGGAAGGGTTGGGTGAAAATTAACCTGTCATAACGGGGATTGATATGGACGATAGCTTAGAAATATTTGAAGAGTGGTGCGCTGATGAACTTGGTGTCTCCGCTTACTTCATTCGACAAATGCGAAGCAAGAATATTTTGGGCGTGATTGAGTATAAACGAGTTGAAATAAACAAGAGATACAGGGCTTGGATGGCCGCAGTTCGCGCCGCCGGAGTCAAAGTGAAGGAGTGAGTATGAGCGCATACGAAGAAATCATGTTAGCCCTGCGATTCTTTTTCGGTGTGGAAGAAGATGAAAACGTAAATGAGATTATCGGACAAGACCATGACCCGATAGGGACTATTGCAGCTGCACTTGACGATTACAGGAGCGTAAATGGTGAGGAAACTAACGTTTGAACTAAGAAGCCCCATCCATCAGCAGAACGCCATTCAAGCTATCCAGCAAATCCTTCCAGACCCAACCAAACCAATCGTAGTAACCATTCAGGAACGCAACCGCAGCTTAGACCAGAATCGAAAGCTTTGGGCTTGCCTTGGTGACGTTTCGCGTCAGGTTGAATGGCATGGTCGCTGGCTGGATGCAGAAAGCTGGAAGTGTGTGTTTACCGCAGCATTAAAGCAGCAGGACGTTGTTCCTAACCTTGCCGGGAATGGATTTGTGGTAATAGGCCGGTCAACCAGCAGGATGCGTGTAGGCGAATTTGCGGAGCTATTAGAGCTTATACAGGCATTCGGTACAGAACGTGGCGTTAAATGGTCAGACGAAGCGCGACTGGCTCTGGAGTGGAAAGCGAGATGGGGAGATAAAACTGAATGAACAAATACCGACTTATTTACGCAGATCCGCCTTGGCAATATCGCGACAAAGCCAACGATGGCAATCGCGGTGCTGGACATAAATACGATGTTATGAATGTTCAGGACATTTGCCGACTGCCAGTATGGGATTTAGCGGATCCAGAATCTTGCTTGTTAGCGATGTGGTGGGTGCCGACACAGCCAGCCGAAGCGCTAAAGGTAATTGAGGCGTGGGGATTCAGGTTGATGACTATGAAAGGCTTTACTTGGCACAAAACCAATAAGCACAAAGGCAACAGTGCGATCGGAATGGGGCATATGACCAGGGCAAATAGCGAGGATTGCTTGTTTGCCGTTCGAGGGCGGTTACCTGAGAGAATGGACGCTTCAATATGCCAGCACTTTACCGCACCGAGAATGGAGCACAGTGCAAAACCACCGATCGTAAGAGACATGTTAGCTAAGTTGCTTGGCGACGTGCCGCGCTGTGAGTTATTTAGCCGCGACAAAGTGACCGGGTGGGATATGTGGGGAAATCAGTGCGACTCCGATTTTGAACTTGCTCCCGGCATGGCGATTAAACCATGCAAAATGGTGATCGCATGAAGCACTGTTATCGATGTGGAGAGCGAAAGGAAGACGATCGCTTTCGACCAGGACAGCCTTACTGGAATCGATGGTGTCTCCGGTGTGAAAGAACACCAACAGGGGTGTTACCACTACCGCAGGAAAAGGAGGACGTGTGGCGAGACAGCGACGAAGTATCACCGACATAATCTGTGAAACTGCAAATACCTTCCAACGAAACGCTCCAGAAATAAACGCAAGCCAATCCCAAAAGAATCTGACGTAAAAACCTTCAACTACACGGCTCACCTGTGGGATATCCGGTGGCTAAGACATCGTGCGAGGAAATGACAATGCTTTTAATTCAACCTGGATTTGGACTTAGCATCAAAAAAGGCCACATGTTTGGCGAGAAAGAGTCACAACGAAAAATGATGTCTATCCGGTTGCCATTTATCAGTATTTATTGGCTAAACAGGGAGGCAACAAATTATTGGTATACATGCGCCAGAGCAGCATTTAACGACCCTGACTGGTTTGTGGAAAACCACCACGCAGTTCGTCAGGCAAAGAGAAAGGCCAACATGACATACATGAAGGCGTATCGAAAAGCATGGAAAGAACACCGCGATCGATACCAGCAAGATATGGAAAAGCTTGAATCAGAAAACATGGAATTAAGACGAAAGCTTGGTGAAGCAAAACGAGACATTGATGCTTACAAGCGACTTTTTAATGGTGAAAGCCATGCTTAGTCCATCCCAATCTCTTCAATACCAGAAAGAAAGCGTCGAGCGGGCTTTAACGTGCGCTAACTGCGGTCAGAAGCTGCATGTGCTGGAAGTTCACGTGTGTGAGCACTGCTGCGCAGAACTGATGAGCGATCCGAATAGTTCAATGTACGAGGAAGAAGACGATGGCCAAACCAGCGCGAAGACGATGTAAAAACGAAGAATGTCGGGAATGGTTTCACCCTGCATTCGCTAATCAGTGGTGGTGCTCTCCAGAGTGTGGAACCAAGATAGCACTCGAACGACGAAGTAAAGAACGCGAAAAAGCGGAAAAAGCAGCAGAGAAGAAACGACGACGAGAGGAGCAGAAACAGAAAGATAAACTTAAGATTCGAAAACTCGCCTTAAAGCCCCGCAGTTACTGGATTAAACAAGCCCAACAAGCCGTAAACGCCTTCATCAGAGAAAGAGACCGCGACTTACCATGTATCTCGTGCGGAACGCTCACGTCTGCTCAGTGGGATGCCGGACATTACCGGACAACTGCTGCGGCACCTCAACTCCGATTTGATGAACGCAATATTCACAAGCAATGCGTGGTGTGCAACCAGCACAAAAGCGGAAATCTCGTTCCGTATCGCGTCGAACTGATTAACCGCATCGGGCAGGAAGCAGTAGACGAAATCGAATCAAACCATAACCGCCATCGCTGGACTGTCGTAGAGTGCAAGGCGATCAAGGCAGAGTACCAACAGAAACTCAAAGACCTGCGAAATAGCAGAAGTGAGGCCGCATGACGTTCTCAGTAAAAACCATTCCAGACATGCTCGTTGAAGCATACGGAAACCAGACAGAAGTAGCACGCAGACTGAAATGTAGTCGCGGTACGGTCAGAAAATACGTTGATGATAAAGACGGGAAAATGCACGCCATCGTCAACGACGTTCTCATGGTTCATCGCGGATGGAGTGAAAGAGATGCGCTATTACGAAAAAATTGATGGCAGCAAATACCGAAATATTTGGGTAGTTGGCGATCTGCACGGATGCTACACGAACCTGATGAAAAAACTGGAGACGATAGGATTCGACACCAAAAAAGACCTGCTTATCTCGGTTGGCGATTTGGTCGATCGCGGTACAGAGAACGTCGAATGCCTGGAATTAATCACATTCCCCTGGTTCAGAGCTGTACGTGGAAACCATGAGCAAATGATGATTGATGGCTTATCAGAGCGTGGAAACGTCAATCACTGGCTACTTAATGGCGGCGGCTGGTTCTTTAATATCGATTACGACAAAGAAATTCTGGCTAAAGCTCTTTCCCATAAAGCAGATGAACTTCCGTTAATCATCGAACTGGTGAGCAAAGATAAAAAATATGTCATCTGCCACGCCGATTATCCTTGTGACGAATACGAGTTTGGAAAGCCAGTTGATCATCAGCAGGTAATCTGGAACCGCGAACGAATCAGCAACTCACAAGACGGGATCGTGAAAGAAATCAAAGGCGCGGACACGTTCATCTTTGGTCATACGCCAGCAGTGAAACCACTCAAATTTGCCAACCAGATGTATATCGATACCGGCGCAGTGTTCTGCGGAAACCTCACATTGATTCAGGTACAGGGAGAAGGCGCATGAGACTCGAAAGCGTAGCTAAATTTCATTCGCCAAAAAGCCCGATGATGAGTGACTCACCACGGGCCACGGCTTCTGACTCTCTTTCCGGTACTGATGTGATGGCTGCTATGGGGATGGCGCAATCACAAGCCGGATTCGGAATGGCTGCATTCTGCGGTAAGCATGAACTCAGCCAGAACGACAAACAAAAGGCTATCAACTATCTGATGCAATTTGCACACAAGGTATCGGGGAAATACCGTGGTGTGGCAAAGCTCGAAGGAAATACTAAGGCAAAGGTACTGCAAGTGCTCGCAACATTCGCTTATGCGGATTATTGCCGTAGTGCCGCGACGCCTGGCGCAAGATGCAGAGATTGCCACGGTACAGGTCGTGCGGTTGATATAGCCAAAACAGAGCAGTGGGGGAGAGTTGTCGAGAAAGAGTGCGGAAGATGCAAAGGCGTCGGCTATTCAAGGATGCCAGCAAGCGCAGCATATCGCGCTGTAACGATGCTAATCCCAAACCTTACCCAACCCACCTGGTCACGCACTGTTAAGCCGCTGTATGACGCTCTGGTGGTGCAATGCCACAAGGAAGAGTCAATCGCAGACAACATTTTGAATGCGGTCACACGTTAGCAGCATGATTGCCACGGATGGCAACATATTAACGGCATGATATTGACTTATTGAATAAAATTGGGTAAATTTGACTCAACGATGGATAAATGCACTCGTTAAATAAAGCCCTGAGTTAATAGCTCGGGGCTTTTTGCGTTTTAAGCACGGCCTTTCTGAAAGCACATCAAGCCAAATACCAGACAGACAAAAATAATCACCTTATCCGCTTGGCTACGGTGCGGTGTGCTTTGCATAAAAGAAAACCAGCGCAATGGCTGGCTTCGTGAAAGCGGGTGGCAAGAGGCTGCGCTAACAACCTCATGCCGTTTTGCCCGTGCATATCGGTCACGAACAAATCTGATTACTAAACACAGTAGCCTGGATTTGTTCTATCAGTAATCGACCTTATTCCTAATTAAATAGAGCAAATCCCCTTATTGGGGGTAAGACATGAAGATGCCAGAAAAACATGACCTGTTAGCCGCCATTCTCGCGGCAAAGGAACAAGGCATCGGGGCAATCCTTGCGTTTGCAATGGCGTACCTTCGCGGCAGATATAATGGCGGTGCGTTTACAAAAACAGTAATCGACGCAACGATGTGCGCCATTATCGCCTGGTTCATTCGTGACCTTCTCGACTTCGCCGGACTAAGTAGCAATCTCGCTTATATAACGAGCGTGTTCATCGGCTACATCGGTACTGACTCGATTGGTTCGCTTATCAAACGCTTCGCTGCTAAAAAAGCCGGAGTAGAAGATGGTGGAAATCAATAATCAACGTAAGGCGTTCCTCGATATGCTGGCGTGGTCAGAGGGAACAGATAACGGACGACAGAAAACCAGAAATCATGGTTATGACGTCATTGTAGGCGGAGAGCTATTTACTGATTACTCCGATCACCCTCGCAAACTTGTCACGCTAAACCCAAAACTCAAATCAACAGCAGCCGGGCGCTATCAGCTTCTTTCCCGTTGGTGGGATGCCTACCGTAAGCAGCTTGGCCTGAAAGACTTCTCTCCGAAAAGCCAGGACGCTGTGGCATTGCAACAGATTAAAGAGCGTGGCGCTTTGCCGATGATTGATCGCGGTGATATCCGTCAGGCAATCGACCGTTGCAGCAATATCTGGGCTTCGTTGCCCGGGGCTGGTTATGGCCAGTTCGAGCATAAGGCTGACAGCCTGATTGCAAAATTCAAAGAAGCAGGCGGAACGGTCAGAGAGATTGAGGTATGAGCAGAGTAACCGCGATTATCTCCGCTCTGGTTATCTGCATCATCGTCTGCCTGTCATGGGCTGTTAATCATTACCGTGATAACGCCATCGCCTACAAAGAGCAGCGCGACAAAGCCGCATCCACTATCGCTGATATGCAGAAGCGTCAACGTGACGTAGCAGAACTCGACGCCAGATATACAAAGGAGCTTGCTGATGCTAACGCGACTATCGAAAGCCTCCGTGCTGATGTTTCTGCTGGTCGTAAGCGCCTGCAAGTCGCCGCCACCTGTGCAAAGTCAACGACCGGAGCCAGCAGCATGGGCGATGGAGAAAGCCCAAGACTTACAGCAGATGCTGAACTCAATTATTACCGTCTCCGAAGCGGAATCGACAGGATAACCGCGCAGGTTAACTACCTGCAGGAATACATCAGGACTCAGTGCCTGAAATAATTTTTTGCAAATCACAAAGTCCATTTAATGAGCCTCGCGATGCGGGGCTTTTTTACATCTGAATTTCACAGCGCATCTCACGCGCATATTACATCACCCGAGCCTTTCAGAAAGTTGAGCCTGAGAACTGCCGTATATGGTGGCGACCATCTCGGGACGGCTTTTCTGTGAGACAGGCTCACTTTCTAAAAGGTAAAGACGCAATGAACTACCCAACCGTTGTTAACGATATAGATTTCAGAGACCTAATTTTTGTAGCAAACAACGATCCGGTTACAGATTCTTTTATGGTGGCAAAAGCATTTGGAAAGCTGCCGAAGAACGTAGTTCGTGACATTGAGCGAACCATAGAAGCTTGCCCTCCTGAGTTTGATACAAAGCTCAACTTTGAGCTTTGCTATAAAAACAATGAGTTACAGAATGGTAAGCCGCAAAAATTCTACCGTCTCCGCAAGGATGGGTTGATGCTTTTGGTTATGTCCTACACCAAAAAAGAAGCAATGCGTATCAAAATTGCTTACATCAACGCATTTAACTGGATGTACGCCATGCTTCAGGTTGGTCATCGTCAATTTGAAGAAGAGAGAAATGCCGTAATGCTGGAGTACATGAAAGAGAAGGATGTTGCCAGCATGTCAGGTCGCCTGCTAAATCGCTGGGGCAAAATTAAGAAGCCACAGCTGATGGCTAGAATTGAACGCCTTGAACAGCACGGGCAAACCGTAATCCCCGGACTCATCAATTAACGGCAGCACCGCGAAACAACCCAAGCCAGTAAGTGGGGAAATAACACTGGCAGCCACTGAAAGATGAACCTCCAGCCTTATGGCAAAAAAGATTCTTTGTGGTGGCGGACTGATGGAAAGACATCGGATAGAATCAAGCAGTGGCTAGGGTAGCTCCCGAAAAGCGGACTCGTCACCGCCTGCCACTGAATCTATGGCGAACAACTAGACGAGGTTGTGATGGATGATAACGGAAACCAATGGGTCAATGTTGAACACCGGCTACCAGAAAGCAAAGAAGGGATGTGGTCTAAAGAGGTTATAGCTCTTACTGATACTGGTGACGTGTTCAAACTATCATGTATGGGCTCTTACTGGCAGAGAACCAAGGCATTCATCGATTCAGGAGCAAGCAAGGTTACACACTGGATGCCGCTTAATTACCCAGATGATTAAAACGGATGAAAAATGAAAGGTCGCTCAGGCGGCCTTTTTTATTGCCATCACAAAAGCCATTCCTTACTGAGTGGCTTTGATAATGGCTTATACCCTACACGGGATAACTTAACTGATATCCCTTTTAACGGATAAATGGAGCCAACAATGGCAGAGATTATTCCCATGACTGAAGAACAGAAATTCCAGTTAGAGATTTACAAACTGGTCATGAACCAGAACGCAGCCGCAGAAGAAGCATTTCAATTCATTGGCACTGACGAACTGAAGCTTGAGCTATTCAAAATTCACTTCCAGTCAGGTGGCGCTAATTCAGATATCACGATCCGCACATTTGAAGCGGTGCGTAAATCGAAGGAAGCGTTAGACCTGTTCACCACCGGAGCATGATGCTCAACCTGAAATAACGATTAAGTGAGATGAATATGGCAGCACCAAAGGGCAACCGATTCTGGGAGGCCCGCAGTAGTCATGGGCGAAACCCTAAATTCGAATCGCCTGAGGCGCTGTGGGCTGCTTGTTGTGAATACTTCGAGTGGGCTGATGATAACCCGCTATGGGAGGGTAAGGTATTTTCATATCAGGGAGAAATAATTAAGGCTAATGTCCCTAAGATGCGAGCCATGACTATTTCAGGATTGTGTACCTTCCTTGATATCACCAGGCAAACATGGGGAACCTTCCGGTCAATGGAAGGTTTTTCTGACGTCACATCACGAGCGGAAGACATCATCTACGACCAGAAATTCTCTGGCGCAGCCGCTGACCTTCTCAACGCTAACATCATCGCCCGTGATTTGGGCCTCAAAGAGCAGTCGCAAGTTGAAGACGTGACACCTGATAAGGGAGATCGCGATAAGCGGCGCTCTCGTATCAAGGAGCTATTCAACCGTGGAACTGGACGCGATTCTTGATAACTTGAGCGACGAAGAGCAAATCGAATTGCTCGAGCTACTCGAAGAAGAAGAGAACTACCGTAACACACACCTGCTATATGAATTTACGCCATACAGCAAACAGCGTGAGTTCATCGACGCCGGGCATGACTATCCAGAGCGCTGTTTTATGGCTGGTAACCAGCTTGGTAAGTCATTTACTGGTGCTGCTGAAGTCGCGTTTCACCTTACCGGGCGTTATCCGGGCACAAAAGGCTATCCTGCTGATGGTAAATATGGCGGTGAGTGGAAAGGTAAGCGTTTTTATGAGCCTGTTGTCTTTTGGATTGGTGGCGAGACAAACGAGACTGTAACCAAAACGACTCAACGCATCCTGTGTGGTCGTATCGAAGAGAATGGTGAGCCAGGCTACGGTTCCATACCTAAAGAAGACATCATTAGCTGGAAGAAGTCTCCTTTCTTTCCGAACCTTGTTGATCACCTTCTGGTTAAGCATCACACGGCTGATGGCGTTGAAGATGGCATTTCAATCTGCTACTTCAAGCCATACTCGCAAGGTCGTGCTCGCTGGCAGGGTGACACAATCCACGGCGTGTGGTTTGACGAAGAGCCACCATACAGCATTTATGGTGAAGGCCTTACCCGTACCAACAAATACGGGCAATTCTCAATTCTGACGTTTACCCCGCTGATGGGGATGTCTGACGTTGTTACCAAGTTCCTGAAGAATCCAAGCAAGTCGCAGAAAGTGGTCAACATGACCATCTACGACGCTGAGCACTACACAGACGAACAGAAAGAGCAAATCATCGCATCTTATCCTGAGCATGAGAGAGAGGCGCGTGCTCGCGGTATTCCTACGATGGGTAGTGGTCGAATCTTCCAGATACCGGAAGAGACGATTAAGTGTCAGCCGTTCGAGTGTCCTGATCACTTCTACGTAATTGGCGGGATGGATTTCGGATGGGATCACCCGCAGGCGCAGGTTCAGCTTTGGTGGGACAAGGACGCAGACACAATATACGTTTCACGCGTGTGGAAGGCGAAAGAAAAACAGCCGTTCAGGCGTGGGGAGCCGTTAAATCATGGGCGCATAAAGTGCCAACTGCATGGCCTCATGACGGAAACCAGCACGAGAAGGGCGGCGGTGAGCAGCTCAAAGGGCAGTATGCAGACGCTGGATTTATGATGTTGCAGGAGCATGCGACATGGCCTGATGGCGGTAACGCTGTTGAGCCAGGCATCACTGAATTGCGCGACATGATGCTCGATGGTCGCTTCAAAGTATTCAACACCTGTGAGCCATTCTTTGAGGAGTTCCGCCTCTATCACCGTGATGAAAACGGGAAATCGTCAAGCTTAACGACGACGTTCTCTCAGCCGTTCGCTATGCATACATGATGCGCCGCTTCGCCAAAATGATGCGCGACATCAAAAAACCAAAAGAGAAAAAGATACCAGCCCCAATCAGGCCCATCGCACGGAGAACTTAAATGGCCGACGAAAACAGACTCAATTCCATTCTGTGTAAGTTTGACGCGGACTGGATGGCGAGCGATGAAGCCAGAACCGAGGCGACAAATGACCTGTATTTTAGCCGAGTGTCGCAATGGGATGACTGGCTATCAAACTACACTACCCTGCAATATCGCGGACAATTCGATGTTGTTCGCCCGGTGGTCAGGAAACTGGTCGCAGAGATGCGCCGGAACCCTATCGACGTTCTCTTCCGACCCAAAGACGGCGCTAATCCTGATGCTGCCGATGTGTTGATGGGAATGTATCGTACTGATATGCGCCATAACACGGCAAAGATTGCCGTTAACGTTGGCGTTCGTGAGCAGATAGAGTCCGGCGTTGGTGCATGGCGTCTGGTCACCCAGTACGAAGACAACGATCCAACAAGCAACAATCAGGTAATCCGACGCCTGCCAATCCATGAAGCCTGCTCACACGTCATATGGGACGCCAACAGCAAGCAGATGGATAAGAGCGACGCTAAGCACTGCACGGTGATTAACGCTTTGTCACGCAATGGCTGGAAAGAGTTCGCAGAGGATTACGGTATTGATCCTGACACCTTGCCATCTTTCCAGAATCCGAACGATACATGGCTGTTTCCGTGGGTGTCGAATGATGTCGTCTACGTCGCTGAGTATTACGAGGTCGAAGAGAAGAAGGAGAAAGTATACATCTACCGCGACCCGCTGACAGGTGAGCCGGTCAGCTATTACCAACAGGATATCAAAGACGTCATCGACGACCTGGCTAATCGTGGATTCATTAAGGTAGCAGAGCGCAAGGTGAAGCGTCGGCGTGTGTATAAGTCGATCATCACCTGCACGCATATACTGAAAGACCGCGAGAAGATAGCTGGAGAGCATATCCCAATCGTTCCTGTGTATGGCGAATGGTCATTTGCTGGTGACAAGGAGTGCTACGAAGGTGTAGTAAGGCTGACGAAAGACGGTCAACGCCTTCGTAACATGATCATGTCATTCAACGCCGATATTGTTGCTCGTTCACCGAAGAAGAAACCTACCTTCTTCCCTGAGCAAATCGAAGGCTACGAATACATGTACGGTGGAAATGATGACTATCCGTACTATCTCCAGAACAGGACTGATGAAAACGGTAACGACCTGCCGATTGGTCCAATCTCCTACATGGAAAACCCTGAAGTGCCGCAAGCCAACGCTTACATGCTTGAGGCAGCCACCAACGCAGTGAAAGAGGTGGCTAGTCTTGGCGTTGATGCGCAGGCGGCAAATGGTCAGGTCGCTTTCGATACCGTCAATCAACTGAACATGCGGGCAGACCTTGAGACATACGTGTTTCAGGATAACCTGGCTACCGCAATGCGACGTGATGGCGAGATTTATGCCTCAATGGTCAACGATATTTATGACGTTCCTCGCCATGTAACGCTGACTCTTGAAGACGGAAGCGAGAAAGACGTTCAACTCTATGCGCAAGTTGTCGATTACCAGTCCGGCAATGTGGTCACACTCAACGACATTCGCGGTCGCTATGAGTGCTATACAGACGTTGGACCATCCTTCCAGAGCATGAAGGAACAGAATCGCGCAGAGATTCAGGAGTTGCTAACAAAGGTTCCACAAGGTACTCCAGAGTTCCAGATGCTGATGCTGCAATACTTCACGCTGCTTGACGGTAAAGGCGTCGAGATGATGCGAGAGTACGCGAACAAGCAACTGGTGATGATGGGGCTGAAGAAACCAGAAACACCTGAAGAGATGGAGATGGTACAGCAGGCTCAACAGCAGCCGCAGCAGCCATCAGCAGAGCAAATTCAGGCGCAGGGTATCCTTCTGCAAGGTCAGGCTGAATTGCTCAAGGCAGAGAACCAACAGGCGCAGATTCAGGTTGAAGCCGCCAAGGTTGAAGCTCAAAACCAACTCAACGCCGCGAAGATTGCAGAAATATTCAACAATATGGACCTCGACAAGCAGGCAGAACTGCGTGAGTACCTCAAGCTCGTAGGTCAATTCCAGCAACAGCGCAGCAAAGACGCTCGCGCTAACGCTGAGCTGCTTCTTAAGGATGCAGACCAGACTCATTCACAACGCATGGATTTCGCGAATCTTATGCGTCAAGTTCAAACCCCCTCCGGCGGAGTAGCCGAGACACCTCAATAAGAGAGAGTTAATCATGAACCCAACCACCGACATTCAGGCTTCTGAAGAATTAACCCTGCCCGGCAATCATGCAGCGGCATCTGCTGATGGCTTAGTTGTCGATAATGCCAACGACAACGCAGGTCAGGAAGAAGGCTTCGAGATTGTCCTGAAAGACGATGAGAAACCAAAACAAGACCCGGCAACTAATGCTGAATTTGCCCGCCGCCGCATCGAACGCAAACGCCAGCGTGAGCTTGAGCAACAGATGGAAGCGGTTAAGCGTGGAGAGTTGCCGGAGCACCTGCGGGTGAACCCTGAGTTACCAAAACAACCAGACCCTAACGATTATCTTTCCGAAGACGCACTGGCTAAGTACGACTATGACCAGAGCCGCGCACTGGCTGCCTTCCAGCAGGCAAACAGTGAATGGCAGATCAAGGCTATGGACGCACGAAGCCAGGCTGTAGCCGAGCAGGGCCGCAAAACTCAGGAGTTCACCCAGCAATCAGCGCAATACGTCGAGGCAGCCCGTAAGCACTACGACGCAGCGGAAAAGCTCAATATCCCTGACTATCAGGAGAAAGAGGATGCATTCATGCAACTGGTGCCGCCAGCAGTCGGTGCCGACATCATGCGCCTCTTCCCGGAGAAATCCGCTGCTCTCATGTATCACCTTGGTGCTAATCCTGAGAAAACACGCCAGTTGCTGGCGATGGACGGGCAATCCGCGCTGATTGAACTCACTCGACTGTCAGAACGTTTAACTCTCAAGCCTCGAGCCAAGCCTGTTTCAGAAGCCCCGTTACCTGATGAACCTATTCAGGGTCACGCTGTTGCTGCAAATATCTCTGCGATTGAAAAGCAGATGGAAGCGGCAGCAAACAAAGGGGATGTAGAGACGTACCGCAAGCTCAAGGCGCAACTGAATAAAGGAATTCGATAATGGCATTAAATGAAGGTCAACTGGTCACGTATGCTCTGGATGAAATCATCGAAACCGTCCAGAACCTGACGCCAATGGCGTCCAAAGTGACAAAATACACCCCTCCGGCAGAATCCATGCAACGTTCAAGCAACACCGTGTGGATGCCTGTTGAGCAGGAAGCGCCAACCCAGACTGGCTGGGATTTAACTGGCAACGCAACCGGGATTCTGGAACTCTCCGTGAAATGCAACATGGGCGATCCGGATAACGATTTCTTCGAGCTTCGTGCAGATGACCTGCGTGATGAGCGTTCTTACCGTCGCCGCATCCAGGCATCCGCCAAAAAACTGGCGAATAACATTGAGTCAGCGATTGCCAAACAGGCAACTGAAATGGGCTCGCTTGTTGTTCACGATACCCGCGCAATTGGTCCATCTACTGGCCTGTCTGGCTGGGATTTTGTGTCTGATGCAGAGCGCCTGATGTTCTCCCGTGAGCTAAACCGCGATATGGGCATCAGTTACTTCCTGAACCCTGACGATTACCGCAAAGCAGGCCGCAACCTGGTAGATGGTGACATCTTCGGGCGCGTTCCTGAAGAAGCGTATCGCAACGGTACTATTCAGCGTCAGATTGCTGGCTTTGATGAAATTCTTCGCTCACCGAAACTTCCGGCGGTTACCAAGTCAACCGCTACTGGTGTAACTGTTTCTGGTGCGCAGAAGTTTAAGCCGCAGGCATACACCCTTGATACCGATGGTAACAAAGAGAACGTCGACAACCGTGTTGCAACGGTGACCGTATCCTCCACCACCGGATTTAAGCGCGGCGACAAAATCAGCTTCACTGGTGTGAAATTCCTGTCTCAGATGGCGAAGAACGTGCTGACTGATGACGCGACTTTCTCAATCACCCGTGTGATCGATGGTACTCACATCGAAATCACGCCGAAGCCGATTGCGCTTGATGACGCTTCACTGACAAAAGAAGAGAAGGCTTACGCTAACGTAAACACCTCTCTTGCTGATACCACTCCGGTAAACGTTCTGAACGTGGCAACAACCACCGCTAACGTGTTCTGGGCTGATGACTCAATCCGTCTGCTTTCTCAGCCGATCCCGGTAACCCATGAACTGTTTGCTGGCATGAAAACGTCTTCCTTCAGCATTCCAGGTATTGGTGTTAACGGCATCTTCGCAACGCAGGGTGATATCAACACTCTGTCTGGTAAGTGCCGTATTGCTGTGTGGTATTCAGCATGTGCTGTACGACCAGAGGCAATTGGCGTTGGTCTGCCTAACCAGACTGCGTGATAACCAGAGGGAGCTTCGGCTCCCTTTTTTATCTGGAGACAAACATGACACACATGATCTTTCGTCATGGCGACATGAAGAAGTGGAAAGGCGTTGGATACGACTTTGAAATCGTGAAAGCCGAAGAGCTTCAGGAATATCTGGATGCTGGCTGGTTTGCACATCCCGATGACCTTCTGAAGGATGTTGCAGAGCCAGAGCCAGAGCCAGAGCCAGAGCCAGAGCCAGAGCCAGAGCCAGAGCCAGAGCCAGAGCCAGAGCCAGAGCCAGAAGAAAAACAGCGTAAAAAGCCTGGTCGAAAACCTAAGGCGGCAGCAGATGAACCTGACAACGAAGGGTGATTTAGTTCTTGCGGCATTACGTAAGCTCGGTGTGGCATCAAATGCCACGTTAACCGATGTAGAACCGCAGTCTATGGAAGACGGCGTCAACGACCTTGAAATGATGATGGCTGAATGGCTTGGCGGTGATGTGTCACCTGGTATCAACGTTGGCTACATTTTCGCTGATGCAGATGTCGCTCCAGAACCGGGCGATGAGCACGGTTTATCAAATAACGCTATCAATGCCGTCATTTTCAACCTTGCCTGCCGCATTGCTCCAGATTATGCGCTGGAAGCGCCAGCAAAACTTATAACCACTGCCAGATACGGGAAAGAGCGACTCGTCAAACTGTCTGCAATGGACAGAGCAAAAGCCGCTAAATGTAAGTCCGGTTATCCAAACCGTATGCCTGTTGGTAGCGGTAACCAGTTGGCGAAGTGGAATGGTTGGAATTACTTCCACCGGAAGGAACCTTGCGATAACGGGGGCGAATAAATGCCGATTCAGCAACTTCCGCTTATGAAAGGTGTCGGCAAAGATTTCCGAAACGCCGACTACATCGACTATCTGCCAGTGAATATGCTGGCTACACCCAAAGAAATACTCAACAGCAGCGGATATCTTCGCTCATTCCCGGGCATTGCCAAACGTTCTGATGTGAATGGTGTATCGCGCGGTGTCGAGTACAACATGGCGCAGAATGCTGTTTATCGCGTTTGCGGTGGCAAGTTGTATAAGGGAGAAAGCGAGGTCGGTGATGTTGCCGGAAGTGGTCGCGTATCAATGGCGCATGGTCGGACATCACAGGCGGTAGGCGTTAATGGTCAACTGGTCGAGTATCGCTATGATGGCACGGTTAAAACCGTCTCAAACTGGCCTACAGACAGTGGATTCACTCAGTATGAGTTAGGTTCAGTTCGCGACATTACGCGCTTACGTGGGCGTTATGCGTGGTCAAAAGACGGCACTGATTCATGGTTTATCACTGACCTTGAAGATGAATCGCATCCTGACCGCTACAGTGCACAATATCGTGCCGAGTCTCAGCCGGACGGCATCATCGGCATAGGTACATGGCGAGACTTCATCGTCTGCTTTGGCTCATCGACGATTGAATATTTTTCCCTGACAGGTGCAACCACCGTTGGTGCCGCTTTGTATGTCGCACAGCCATCGCTGATGGTGCAGAAAGGTATTGCCGGGACTTACTGCAAAACACCATTCGCTGATTCTTATGCGTTCATCAGCAATCCGGCAACAGGTGCGCCGTCTGTATACATCATCGGCTCCGGTCAGGTGTCACCAATCGCCAGCGCGAGCATTGAGAAAATCCTCCGCTCCTACACTGCTGATGAACTGGCTGATGGCGTGATGGAATCGCTGCGGTTTGATGCGCATGAGTTGCTGATTATCCACCTTCCGCGCCATGTACTGGTGTACGACGCATCTTCAAGCGCCAATGGTCCGCAATGGTGTGTGCTGAAAACAGGCCTGTATGACGATGTGTACCGCGCTATCGACTTCATTTACGAAGGCAATCAAATAACGTGCGGCGATAAGCTGGAGTCCGTGACCGGGAAATTGCAATTCGACATCAGCAGCCAGTACGACAAGCAACAGGAACACCTGCTGTTTACTCCACTGTTCAAAGCGGATAACGCCAGAGTGTTCGACCTTGAGGTTGAATCGTCAACTGGCGTTGCGCAGTATGCTGACCGCCTTTTTCTCTCTGCAACCACTGACGGCATCAATTACGGGTGTGAGCAGATGATTGAGCAGAATGAACCGTTCGTTTACGACAAACGCGTTTTGTGGAAGCGAGTAGGGCGCATCAGGAAAAATGTCGGCTTCAAATTGCGCGTTATCACGAAGTCACCTGTCACTCTGTCTGGCTGCCAGATAAGGATTGAGTAATGGCGGATTCGAATCTCAATGTGCCGGTAATCATTCAGGCTACACGGCTCGACACATCAGTCCTTCCACGCAATATCTTCTCGCAGTCGTATCTGCTTTACGTTATCGCACAGGGCACTGATGTTGGTAACGTGGCCAACAAGGCCAACGAGGCCGGACAGGGCGCTTATGACGCACAAGTCAGGAACGATGAGCAGGATGTGATTCTCGCTGACCATGAGCAGCGAATTTCTGCTGCGGAAGCAACGCTTGTTAATCATGAGGAGCGAATCAGCCAGGCAGAATCAACTCTTCAGGAACATGAAACGCGAATCGCTCAGAATGAAAGCGATATTGCGTCGCTTGATACCAGAGTTCAGTCGCTGGAATCGCAGGTTTCAGACCATGAAACGCGCATCGATGCTCTGGAGTATGCCACTACTCGCAAGAAGTCAGAGGTTGTTTACTCTGGCGTATCTGTAACCATCCCGACAGCGCCGACCAACCTTGTTAGCCTACTGAAAACGCTCACGCCGTCATCCGGCACGTTGGCACCATTCTTCGACACCGTTAACAACAAGATGGTTGTGTTCAACGAGAACAAAACCTTGTTCTTCAAGCTGTCGATCGTCGGGACGTGGCCCAGCGGAACCGCCAACAGGTCAATGCAGCTAACCTTTTCCGGCTCTGTTCCTGATACGCTGGTCAGCAGTCGTAATGCGGCGACAACAACCGACAACATCCTGTTAGCTACATTCTTCAGCGTGGATAAAGACGGATTTCTTGCCACAAATGGCAGTACGTTAACCATTCAGTCGAATGGTGCGGCGTTTACTGCCACAACCATCAAGATAATCGCGGAGCAGTGATGATTCAGTTCAAACCAACGCGAAACATCGACCTGATAGAAGCCGTGGGAAATCACCCCGACATTATCGCCGGGAGCAACAACGGTGATGGATACGACTACAAGCCTGAATGCCGTTACTTCGAGGTGAACGTGCACGGGCAGTTCGGCGGCATTGTTTACTATCAGGAGATTCAGCCTTTGACCTTTGATTGCCACGCCATGTACCTGCCAGAGGTTCGTGGATTCAGCAAGGAAATCGGGCTGGCGTTCTGGCGATACATTCTGACTAACACCACCGTTCAGTGCGTCACATCGTTCGCTGCGCGCAAATTCCGCCACGGTCAGATGTACTGCGCAATGATTGGCCTTAAGCGAGTAGGAACCATCAAGAAATACTTCAAAGGCGTGGATGACGTGACATTTTACAGTGCTACACGCGAAGAACTAATCGACTTCCTGAATCACGGGAGATAGCCATGTTATATGCATTTAAGCTGGGCAGAAAACTGCGCGGCGAGGAACCTTATTGCCCTGAAAAAGGCGGGAAAGGTGGCAGCTCTGATAAAAGTGCAAAGTATGCAGCAGAAGCTCAGAAGTATGCCGCAGACCTGCAAAATCAGCAGTGGCAGACGATCATGAAAAACCTTGCTCCGTTCACGCCGCTTGCGGAGCAGTATGTTAACCAGCTTCAGAACCTTTCCAGTTTAGAAGGACAGGGTCAGGCACTTAATCAGTATTACAACTCTCAGCAGTATAAAGACCTTGCAGGTCAGGCTCGTTACCAGAGTCTTGCTGCTGCGGAGGCTACGGGAGGACTTGGTTCGACAGCCACAAGCAATCAACTGGCTACGATTGCTCCGACTCTCGGTCAGTCGTGGTTATCAAACCAGATGAGCAATTACAATAATCTGGCAAACGTTGGGCTTGGTGCGCTGCAAGGTCAGGCAAACGCTGGGCAGACATACGCCAACAACATGAGCAGCATTGCACAGCAAAGTGCAGCAATTGCCGCTGCTAATGCCAATAAACCATCAAGTCTTCAGACTGCAATTAGCGGTGGCACGTCTGGTGCGATTGCCGGTGCAGGTCTTGCCAGCCTTTTGGGAACATCAACACCTTGGGGCGCTGGCATTGGTGCTGGTATCGGATTGCTTGGCTCGTTGTTTTAAGGGGTAATCATGGCTACTTGGCAAGGATCAAATGGTGGATTGTTGGCTGGTATCGGCGGCGTAAACTCAAACGCTCCGAGCGTAAATGACATCGGCAATACGCTTCAGTTTATCAGGCAGAACAATGATATTGAGCGTTCAGGCGCTAACAATGTTGGGCTGACTGCTTTGCAAGGCCTTTCAGGTATTGCGGGGGTGTTTCAGCAGGAAAAGCAGGCTCAGCGGCAGAAAGAATTTCAGCAGGCATACGCTAATGCTTATGCGTCTGGTGATCGCGGTGCTTTGCGTCAGTTGGCTACTCAATATCCAGACCAGATTGAATCCGTTCGTAAAGGCATGGGATTCATTGATGAAGAGCAGCGTAATTCTATCGGCACCTTAGCGGCTGGCGCACGCCTTGCGTCATCGTCTCCAGAAGCAATGCAATCATGGCTGCAAAACAACGCCAAGGAACTGACTCGCGTCGGCGTTGATCCTAACAACGTTGCTCAGATGTATCAGCAGAATCCTTCAGGATTTGGTGAGTTTGTTGATCACCTTGGGATGGCTGCTCTTGGTCCGATTGATTACTTCAATGTTCAGGACAAGATGGCTGGTCGTGAGATTGACCGAGGTAGGCTGGCAGAGACAATCCGCAGCAATCAGGCTGGCGAGGCACTAACAGCACGAGGTCAGGACATCCAGATACGTGGCCAGAACATCAGCGCACAGAATGCTGCTCTTTCCCGCGAAATACAAAGAGCAGAATTACAAGAAAAGGCTCTGGACAGACAGATAGCCAGAGAAAGCAATCAGTTAAAGCTTGAAGAGCTAAAGCAGAAACAGGCAGATGTTCGGCAAAAGGCTGAAATAGCTCGTGCTGACAGACAGGCCGCCGCTCAGGGCGCTGTTGATACGTTCAGCACTGCGCTTGATTCTCTCAACGAGATAGAGCAAAGCCCTGGACTTTCAAAAGCAGTTGGTATTCGCTCAGCGTTTCCGACAGTTCCTGGATCTGATGCGGCTAACTTTGAAGCAAGACTCGACACCTTTAAAGCTCAAACTTTCCTCCCTATGGTGCAGTCCCTGAAGGGGATGGGGGCTCTTTCAGATGCTGAGGGTAAAAAATTATCCGATGCGGTTGGTGCTCTAAGTCCCAAAATGAGTGAAAAGGCTTTTCGTGACTCTATCGGAAAGATTCGAAATCAGCTTGAAAGCAAGTTGAGCACTGTTAAAAAACAGTTTGATTACCAGGAGCCGGTGCAGAATACGCCAGGGCAACAATCTCCTGCTGGCAGTAATTTTTCTTCACTATGGGGTGATTAATGGCTAAAGCATGGAAAGATGTTATCGCATCTCCACAGTATCAGGCGTTAGCACCAGAACAAAAAGCGCAGGCTCAGGAGCAATACTTCAATGAAGTCGTTGCCCCGCAAGCCGGAGAAAATGCAGAGCAGGCTAAGCAAGCTTTCTATGCTGCCTATCCATTGCCATCTGTGCAGCCAGTGGAGACACAGCAACCAGTAGCACAGCAACAACCACAGCAAAGTGGATTTATGTCTGATCTTGGCGAAGCAGTAAAAGAGACTGGTCGCGGACTGGTGCAGGCTGGCGTGAACGTGGCAAACATACCTGCATCGGTTGCCGATGCTGTAACAAGCGCGGCTGCATGGGCTGGCGGTAAACTCGGCATTGGCGATGGAACATATCAACCAGCGCCACGAGTAACAACGCATGGATTAGAGCAGGACTTTGGCCTTCAGCAAGGTGCGCTGACTCCACAAACGACAGAGGGCAGGGTATTTGCTGAAGCATTGCCTTACCTCACTCCTGCCGGCGTTGAGAGAGCGGCAACACAGGCACCAACACTTGCTGGTCGAATTGCTCAGGGTGCAACTCGCCTTCTCGCTGAAAACGCAGTTGGATCACTTGCTGCAAATAGTGCGAAAGATGATGCGGAAGCACTCGCCACCGATTTAGGCGTTGGTGTACTTGCTGGCGGTGCTATTAACGCTGCCGGACGTGGATTAGGTGCTGCTTATCGTGGCGTTCGTGGTGCTATCGCGCCAGAAGCTCAGCAGGCTATCAGATTTGCAGAGCGTGAAGGAGTTCCTCTGCACACCACAGACCTGTTACAACCAACTTCCCGCGTCGGAAAAATGGCGCAGACTACAGCAGAAAATATCCCTCTGGCTGGCACAAGCGGAATGAGAGCAACGCAACAGGAAGCGAGAAGCCAGTTGGTGCAGAGATTTGCTGATAAATTCGGGGAGTATGATCCAGCGGTTGTTATTGACAGCCTTAAAGCGAAAACATCAGGAATTCGTCGTGCCGCCGGTAATCGACTGGAGCAGGTTCAGAATGCTATGGCTGGAGTAAACATTCAGCCTGCGCGAGCAATTCAGCAGATTGATACAGAAATATCTAACCTGCAGAAGCTTGGTAAGGTGGCTGATAACGAGACAATTTCAAAACTTCAGTCATATCGTGATGAGCTTGTTCGCAATGCTGGCCCTGAAGGTCCGGTAAATCTGGATTTGAAGCAATTAAGCGACCTGCGCAGTCAGTTCAGAATGGACGTGAAGGGTGAGCGACCAGTGTTACCAAACCGTTCCGATGCTGCCATTCAGCGCGTTTACAAGGCGATGACCGACGATATCAATGGTGCCATTGGTCAGAATCTTGGCAACGATACTCTCCGTAAATATCAGCAGGCCAATGCCGTCTACGCTGACGAAGCGGCGAAACTAAAGAATACCAGGCTGAAGAATGTTCTCATGAAAGGCGACCTGACGCCGGAAGTTGTCAACAACATGCTATTCAGCAAGAACAAATCGGAAATTAAGACGCTGTATAACTCAGTTGGTCGTGTTGGCAGGGTGCAAATGCGCAATGGCATCATTGGAAAGGCGATGGAGAAATCTGGCGGATCCCCTGACCAGTTCCTTCGGCAGCTTAACATCCTGCAAAACCAGACTGGCATCACATTTAAGGGGCAGGACGCTGCTTATCTGAAAGGATTGAAAAATTACCTTCAGTCCACTCAGCAGGCAGCAAAAGCGGCAGTAACAACACCAACAGGGCAGCAAACCATCCCGTTCATTATCGGGTATGGGACGGCAATGAACCCGGCGACAACTGGCGCAGCGGTAAGCTACGGACTTCTTACTCGCGCCTATGAGAGCGAGCCATTCAGAAATGCAATGCTCCGAATGGCAAATACCCCACGCGGATCAACAGCGTTTGAGAAAGCCATGCAGCAGGCGCAAAAGGCCATTAACGCCCTGACTCAGGGTGCCAAGTCTGATGCGTTGTCAGAATAGCTTCGCAAACACCAGGAACGTGCAAAAACCAAATATGTAGAACGCAATATTCAGCATATCTCTTTGCATAAATCCTCCGTAACTGATGGTTAGCTGCTGTCTTTTTTATATAGCTCTTTGAGCGTATCAAAGACAATTTTCTTAACCATATCGGATTGTTGTTCTGCCATACGCTCTGCATCGTCAATGTAAACTGATGCAGAGTTTTGTTTATCCAGTGATTCTTCAATCGCTGCAATTATCTCTGAGTTCAGAGACCTGTTATTCATCTTCGCACGCTGCTTAATTTTCGCGTGGAGTTCATGCGGAAGTCTCAAGTGAAACTGCGCCTCGTCGTATTTGCTGTACATCCTTGATGCCTCACCAATTGGGTGGAATGGCATCGTAACTTACTGGATAAATACTCAATAGTACCATTTCGGTATGCAATCACATCATGGTTGCATCATATCATTCGTCTGGAGCAATGAAATGTCAGATATCACCTACTCAACAGATGGTCAGCAACCATGTTTGCTGCCTTATAAGCTATAGCCGCTTCATCAATGGTGTTGAATCTCCCAAGGGTTATGTTTTTACCTGAGACATTTATCTGAGCTTGCCATTGATTTCTGGCTTGACAGAAAGTTACCCCCTTGATTCCAGCATTGCTATTTCGAGGTCCGACATTTAATGCATTTACGACTCTGCTGACATCCCTAAGGTTTGAGATTGCGTTATTTCTTCTGTTTCTATCAATGTGGTCAATCTCTTGTTTGGGCCATTCGCCATATACATACAGCCAGGCAAGTCTATGTGCAAAATATCTTACGCCATCAATATTAATTGCGTTATATCCATAAGAAATTGTGCCAGCAACTTTCCCAACAGCACCTCTGGCGCTTAATTTCTTTTTCCAAGTGAAAATTCCTGTTTCTTTATTGTAATAGAGAACCTCCATAAGGCGCTCCCGAGTTACTACCTCGTGACGTCTCTTACTCATTATTTTCTCCGGAATGTTTATTATGCCAGAACAATTATACAACGTTGTTGTTTCACAACCAAGTCAGTTATTTACTTTAGCTCGCTCGTTTAAAGCAAATGCCAATGGAAAAATTTATATCGGGAAAATTGACACTGACCCGGTAAATCCTGAAAACCAGATTCAGGTTTATGTAGAGAATGAAGACGGATCTCACGTCCCTGTTTCTCAGCCAATTGTTATCAATGCTGCCGGATATCCTGTGTACAACGGGCAGATTGCCAAATTTGTAACTGAGCAAGGCCATTCAATGGCTGTATATGATGCGTATGGTTCGCAACAGTTCTATTTTCCGAATTTGCTGAAGTATGACCCGGATCAGTTAAAGCAGTTACTTCAATCTGATGAAGGGGCTACTTACATTGGCACTAATAGCGGGAAAAATCTTCAAGATGAGCTATTTGCAATAAAAAATGAAATATATCAAGACCCGCTTACATCGTGGCCTTTCGGTGGAACATTAAAAATAAAGCAAGGGGTGTATGATGTTACCACTCCTCTGGTACTTAATTATGATGATTACCCTGCCGACTTTGTAGGTGCTCCGGGTGTCCGCTGTTTTTACTCAGGCGAGAACATGGCTGAGACAATACTGGAATGTAGAGCTACTGATTTTAACGTAAAAATGCTAGGTGACGCAGCGTTTAACAGTCAGAGATTGGCTGCATATGACTACATCGGCAACATGACGCTGAAAGGGAATCCCGGAAGTTACGGTATGCTGGTGCAGAATAAAGCACATACTCGTCTTGAAAACATTGTTATCTGCCGCCACCCTGACGGGGAAGGGTTACGCACTGACTCGATGCTCACGAGCGACATGACGAACGTGTACTTGCAGAGTAATCGTATCGGTTGGCGTGCTACCAACTCCGTAAATCATTCTGAACTGAACGCTATAACTGCAAATAGGCTTACGTGCAGTCAGAACAGTGAATGGGGTATCCTCGGGGACCGCTGGGGTGCTGGTACAACTATCAATAGCCTGACTTGTGAAGGAAATGGTACTCAGGGGGATTCCAGTACAGGTGGTGCGCAATTAGCCATAAATGGCCTTAACGGTTCGTGCGCTTTGGTATTAAACAACCCATACTTTGAGGCTAATGCCGGGGGGGCAGACCTTGCTATAGATAATACTGGGACGCGCCCTGTAACTGTGGTTATAAACGGTGGAAATTTTCATCGCGTGAGCAGTGCAAGATACACGCACACTAATATTCAAGTAACAAGCTCAGGTGGGGAAAAGTTACAGTCATACTCAACGGCACAACGTTCCAGAGCGCAGGGGATTATCAGCCAAGTGCAGATCGACCATACTGGATAACAGGAGCTAATTGCGAGGTAGTTGACATTGGGTGTGTTTTTACAGAAACAACCAGTAAGGCAACATCGGCTTCTGCATTGTCAGTCACACGCTCGGGAAAAATTAACGCCAATGGTAGTATCGACGTTGCTACTGGTGTTTCATCGGTTAACGTGGTTGCTACAGGTGTGTATGAGGTTAGCTTTTCTCATCCGCTCGCAGCAGTTGCTAGCGGTTATATTGTGCAGATAACACCTATATCTGCGCCTGATTCAGTTAGTTGTGATGTTACTTATATTGGCGTAGATACATTTAGGGTGACCCTGCGCAATACGCTTAGCGGAGCAGGAATCTCTAGTTCGTTTGCATTTAGCATTACCAGGCTACTATAAACACGACAGCCTCCCTACGGGAATACGTAGGGAGGCGGATTCATTGTTATTTATTAATGTGAAGTTTTATTTTTTATTAAATCAAGAGTTAACCATGGAGGGAGCACTGTAAATGAGACGGCTTCTCCATGTTTTGCTTTATTTATTAATTCTGCTCCTTGAGACCAGTTCATGTCAGGAAGAGGGGTTATAAAAAAGTTTAATTTTATCATTGCAATAAGGATGACTGAAACATAGATTTTAAAGAATATTTTTAAGGTTTTATTCTTTATGCATTGAAACAAACAAACGCATATTAATGAAAAAATTGCAATATGAATATTTACAAAATACCTTGACCCGTTTCCGGTTGCAAGTGTTGGCAGTTGAGGAACAGAATCTGCCAGTTGAGGTTTTGCCATAGAAAATGCGACAATAAGTATTGGAAGGGTGGCAAACACTTTCAT